ATAATTGCGTTTTTAAGTTTTTGATTTTTACAAAAGTTTAAAAACTCATTTTTGACAAACTCCGCATCATTTGTATCAACTTGTGTGAAGATACTTCTAAGTTGGTCAACGATTGCGGCTTTTAATGAATCAATGTTTACATCATCACACTTAATTTTAAATACATCAAGTGTAGTTGTTCTTTTATACTTATCGTAGTGCGTTAAAATTTCATCTACAATCCATTTATGTGCTTCACTTTCCCAGTATTCAGTTTCAATGATATCGTGAGTTCTTTCCAAGAACTTTTTATCGTCAATTAAGGCACGAATGGTTTTACTTTGAAATGCAGTACCAAACTTTTGTAAAGTATCTACATTATTATTTGTCTCCGTCATATATTAAAATAGATTATCAAATGATTGGAATCCAATCAAGACTTTTTTTAAAAAAATTACGATTGTGAAGAAATCGCATAGTTATTCAGAATCGTCCATGTCTCCATTAACCAATTATGATGATTTGGAAACGCAGCCCACAATTGATCTTCGGCAAATTTTTTACTGAATTCAAACTTATTTAATTCTGTTACAGGTGAATCGACATGGTCGAATATTTTTGTTTGCATACTTGCAGGAAGAATAGAATCAATTAATTGCATCAAATCGTAATTTCGTTTCAATAAACTTTGATTTTCTTCCTTTAAAAAGTTTCTATAAAGAGGCATCTCTTTTTGTTTTTTCTCTGAAATTTGTAGTAAATCGTTTACATTTAATTTTTTATCATCGGCAAACTCTGGAAATGCAGTTTTCAGTTTCTTTTCTCCAACTCCTTTCATTCCCTCTATATTATCACCACGGTCTCCGTCTATTGTTCTATATAAAAGAAAATTGCTTGGGTGAATTCCATATTCGTGTAATACTTTCTCAGGAGTATAAACATTCCGCTTGGTTGGACTATAAACCGTAACATCTTCATCAACCAATTGTAAGAAATCTTTATCGGTACTCATTATAGTACACTTCTTACCAAGACCACTAAAATAAGAACGAGCAAGTAATGCTATAACATCATCCGCCTCAACATTATCCAAGCATAAAGTTGTAACTGGAAGCATATTAAGATACTCTATAAGTTTTACAATTTGTTTTTTCATTGAGTTATCTTCTTCCCCTTGATTCATGTCTAAACTCAATGCACGATTTACACGAAACCGAACATTTTTTTTCATTTTGTAATCAGGAAAAATCTTACGTCTTCGTGTACTACCACCCTTACCATCAAATATGATTATACAACGAGTTGGTTTTCGCAAACGAATAGCATGGCCTATACTTTTTAAAAATCCTGTGTAACCACCGATATGATCTCCATTTTCATTTGTAGTTGGATACATACTCCACACACGCATGAATGTATTCATGCCATCTATGAGCAAAGCATCACTATTTAATGTCCGTTCACACTCCAGTTCATTCTTTTTTTCTTCTGAAAATTCTTGAAATAAACTAAATATTTTACTTTTATCACTCATCTAAAACAGATGCCAATTCTTGTTCTGCAATTGCATCGTTATCTTCAAACTCAACATCTTCGTCAATGACACTATTTGCAGATTCATACTGCATAACAACTTTGTCGCAAATCTGAGTGTATAACTCTTCTTTTAGTTCGGGATGTTCTGCTAACACATTTGGGAACTCTTTTGCCATAAACTTGTGTTCAGTTTCCTTTGAGTCAACATAAGTGTAATATGCACCACCTTGCTTAAATACTTTATGAGTTTTAAGTGTAGTAATCCAACTTCCTAAATCATCAATACCACGATTAAAATAAATTTCAAAAGATGCTTTTCGTTGAGGAGGACCCATACGATTCTTAACAATTGTTGCTTCGCATTTGTTTCCAATTACTTCAGTTGTAGAACCTTGTTTAATTTGCCCAAGATTCTTTAAACGAAGACGTACACTTGCATGGAATGCTAGTGCCTTACCTCCACTCGTTGTCCAAGGATCACCAAACATAACTCCCATCTTTTGACGAAGTTGATTGGTAAATACTAAAGCAATTCTCTGCCTCCCAATCGTTGAAGTCAACTTACGCATTGCTTTACTAATCAAAATTGCTTTGGTTGTTGCAAATCCGTCTTTGCTATAATCAGCGGACATTTCTACTTTTGTAGATGCAGCCGCAACACTATCTGTAACAATAGTAACCAATCTATCTTTATTACTTTTGCGGATCGTTGCAATGATGTTGTCAATGGTAGCAAAAATGTCTTCAACCGTGTCTACATGAACATACAACAATTTACTAGGATCAACTCCTATTGCAGTTAGATACTCAATACTTACACTCGTCTCGGTGTCTATATATACAGCAACTCCGTCTTTCTTTTGCGTCTCAGCAAGAATATGCCCACACAGCAAACTCTTACCACTTTGTTCAAGACCAGTTACTTCTGTTATTCTGCCCACAGGTATGCCACCATTGGGACGATTTGAAATTGCCAAGTCTAATAAACTACTTCCAGTTGGAATCCAATCTGAAATTAAAGAGGGATCGTCTCCCTCGTTTAAAAAGAAGGCAACTTTTCCTTCATCTTTGTATGCAGAATTTAAACTTTCTGCCAGAACAGATGCCAGATCATCTGACTTGTTGGTTGTTTTTGTTTCTTTTTTTCTTGCCATAAATTTTAAATTGATATGAGGGTGGCTGGTCAGTCCAACCACCCCCTTAGTTAGTTTTAAGACTTAAACAACTCTTCAAAAGCTGCTTCAACATCTTCAGTAGATGTTGCATTTGGTTTACTCTTTTCCGAAGTAGCACTTGTAGTTACTTCGGTTTGAGTTGATTCAACAACAACATCAGATTCTTTGTCAACTGATTCTGCCGGAGGTGCATCTTCTTCAGATTCACCACTTACCCATTTTTCAAGAGCATCCTTTAATTCATCGTAACTAAGTTCTTGATAAATTTCTGTAATCTCTGCTTGATTATTAGCAACATTATCAACGATATTCTTGTTTTCGGAGATGGGTGATGTATTTGGTTTAACACGAATATTGGTCTTTGGAAATGACCTTCCTGCTTCTTCAGCAGAAAGAAATTCAATAGTGATGTCTCTTCCACTAGTTGCATCTGTAATGTCTCCATAATCAGGATCTGCGATTACACTCAAAAGTTCTTGATAAACTTCTTTACCAAATCCCCAAAATCTAACACCTTCTGCTTCTTCTCCACGAACGATGACAGGAACAAAAGTTCTCATTTTTGGCATAAGAGAACGACCCATTCTGTAATCATCTTTATCACCACTACGAGTCAACTTTTCAGCAAACTCAACGATTGGGTCTGGACGACCAAATGACTTTGGTGATAGGTATGTTCTGTTGTTAATTCCATAATGAAAATACAACTCAATAAATGGATTATCAGGTTGATGCTTATATGAAACAATGCGAACTTGTTGTTTACCAGGTTGTGGTTTCCATTGGTAGTTTTTGCGATTATTTGTCTGTGACAAATTATTTAACTTTGCTTTAATTTTATCTAGGTCAATTGCCATTTTTTATTCCTTAATTTAGTATTTGTTATTATTATTCTTAATATAATACAACTTGTTTCGTATTTCGTCAATCAGAATTGTGTACATCAAGAAGTTTTTCCGCCATTTTCAACGAAATTGTAAAAGTCAGAAGCAATTTCTAATACTTCTTGTGTAGTTGGAAGTGGTGGTATTTCTAAGGGAATATCTTCAAATCTGGCACGACTTTCCAACTCTTCTTTTTCCATATGCCATGTTTCCCATACCATCTCTTTTGCGTTTTTTAATACCTCTAATCGAATGCCGTAGGCATTGTATTTTTTATCTTCATTACTCATTTTTTTAATTATTATTTAGTCAATTTTAGTTACTATATATAAATATATTTTACTTGAAGTTTAAGCACATTTCAAGGTAAAAAAATTAACTTTTTTTGACTATTCTTTCCTTAGAAATTTTGACTGCATTTGGATTGATGTCACACCCAATATACTTACGATTTAATTTGTTTGCTACATCTAAAGTAGTTCCACTTCCACAATAAAAGTCTGCGACAACATCTCCTTCGTTACTACTTGCTTTTATTATTCTTTCTAAAATCTTTGGGTGCTTTTCACTATAATAATTTGTTGCTTTTTTTACTTTTAAACCAGATGGAATGTCATCCCATACATTAGTAGGAATCGTTCCAAGTTTTAATTTTTCTTCGGTGATATTTGGTCTGTCTTTTTTCTTACTAATGACAGACTTATATGGAATTCGTATGTCAAGATCATTAAACACAAAATTGTCTGACTTGGTATAAACTATTAAATAGTCATGTTTTTTTGCAAACTCACGTTTCCCACGACCTCCGATATTAAACTTAATTACAATCTGATTTCTAAAATTATTATATCCAAAAATTGAGTCCATTAAAATTCGCATCCAATGCACGATTCTTAAATCCATTTGCAAGTATATTGTACCGTCTTCGGTTAGAACTCGTTTCATTTCATATAACCTCGGTATATAGTGACTATCTCTCTCATTTTTATTTGGATTTAAATCTGTATAGTCTTTGAACTTTTTACCAGTTCCGTACAACACATCACAATAAATAAGATTTATAGAACTTGAATCTAATTTATTTAATAGGTTGAGGTTATCGCAATGATGAATTAAATTTCCACAAGGTTTCACCTCAAATTTTACTACCCTCGTATCTTTTCATTTCTCCGTTATTATATCGGTATCTAACTTCAACCTCAATGGTTTCTTTGTTTTCACCATAACCCTCTGACTCAACATCATATGTGAGTATATTAATTGGTTTTTTAATAATCTCATGTAAATATGCCATTGTACCTGTGGCATACTTAATATCCAAAGGTCTGCCCTCGAAATCGTGCCTTAATAAAATTTCTGTATTTTTGTATTTCATGTTTTCCATGTATATAACAGGACGACCCATGTTGACATGACGATTTACAAGTTTTTCTTTTATTTTTTTATAGTCTTTACTAACAACTACATACTTGTTTGTTGTCTTATCCAAGGCATACTCAAAATATTCATACTTTTCACAAAACTCTTTTGTAAAAAACTCATTTAAAAAAGTTACATCATTATAATTTTCACGAACCTCATAAATTTTTTCACGACCAAGGTTGAGATGTTTGTTCCAATATCTTTTCTCATCACCTCTGTCGCAATTTTCATATTCTTTACCAAACTTACCCTTATTCCACCTATCTTCAATATCACGCAACAAAGTATTACCAAGTTTATAAGGATTATTCATATTGTACTTACCACCAAGAACTCCAGCATGATGCTTTGCATAATCAAAGATTCCTTCATCACCTGCGAAGTTACAAGTTGCCATGATATAAGAATCCCAATAACTGGCCCACCCTTCATTAAGAACCTTTGTCATTCCTTGGGGACGATAATAAATTGATTCATCACGAATCATACTTAAAATATTTTGTTGCCAAGGTTCTAAACGACAATGATTAATAATCATAAGCATGATGTCACGTTCTGGTTGCAATGGAAATTTATTTTCTGCTAGTTTTTTTCGTTCTTCTCGTTCTTTTCTTTGTTTTTCTATATAGTGGGATGGATTTACATACTTATCCATATATTCCTTTGTATCAAGTCGTGTAACGTGTTCACGTGGTTGACGATCTTCAAAGTTAAACTTTGATGCTTTCTTTAAATTACTTTCACGATAACATAAAGAAGGGTCAATTAAATCATCAATCGCAAGAGCCGCATTCAAGAAGTCTTTAACTTTCTTTCTACCAAATCGATCCATATACATACGAATTTTATCACTATGATTTGCCATAACATTCATCATGTTACGGTTAGTATGCTTAAACATAATGTTATTCTTAAAAAAATCACTATGTGCGGTTGCGTGTGCAACCACTGTTAAGTTATCAACAATAGGATTGTTTCTTTGCAAATACATATAAGTCGGATCTGTGTTTACAACCATCTCATAAATCTTACCCATACCAGAATGATACTGATGGTGAAGTTGTTCAAATTGTTGTCCGAAATTAAAATGTGGATAACGAACAGGAAAACCACCATAAGCCGCAATCTCAACTATTTCGTCTGCATCGAATTCTTCTATACACAATGGATATGGATCAAGTCCATTATCGTAACAAGCCTGTAAACACTCAGGTATAAGAGCTGCCAATTCTGGACAAACTCCTTCATTTAAACTATCTACTTCCCATGCAATTCCCATTAGAACGGTACCTCCTCATCTGCAGGTGTTAATAATTTTTGCAATGTTTTAAATACATCAGATGCAGAATCCATAGATGCAGTTACAATAGTTTTAGGGTCAAGGTCACCACTTGACAATTTTGCTTGAATTGCAGGTATAAAAGTTGCCCAACTTCGTATTGCTTTTACTTCTGTAATTCCAATTAAGTTGGCATAATCTTGCATCGTTTTTAAATATTCAACACATAAATCGTTATCAGAACCAAAATTTTCTCCGTCACTTAAATAAAATACATAGATATTCCACTCGTTTAAAGGAAATGCTTTTTCTACAATATCGTTGACCAAATGAAATGCACTGCTAATTTGAGTTCCACCACCACTTTTATATTTGTAAAACTTTTCTTGATCTACTTCTTGGGCATGGTGATCGTGAACGATATATTTTACTTGAGTTTCTTGATAGAATCTTTGAACCCAATTATCTAAATACCAACACAACTCACGAACCAATGCTCGTTTTTCTTCATCCATACTTGCAGATATGTCCGAAACAAAGAATATAGCCGCATTGGTATCTGGTACTTCTACGGAACTCCAACTTCTAAATTCTTTATCGTCTTTAATTGGATAAAAGTTAGATAAATCGTTTTCATCATAATCACCGGTGGATATTAATCTTTTAAACGCATTTTTAAGAGTTTTTCTTTTATGCAATAAACTATTATTACCAACCTTAGCAATCCGATTCCATTTGATTTTTTCTTTTACCATTTCTCCATTGTCTTTTGGTTTTAGATTTGGTAATTGAAGTTCTTCTCCGATCATATCAAAATAGGCATCCATACTGATTCCGACATCTATTTCATGCCCATCACCTTCTCCTTCACCACCTTCACCTGGCTGAGATCCTTGTCCTCCTTGTTGTTGAGGTCCTTCTCCTACCTCATCACCTACATCTGCTTCACCGTTACCAATCCCACTCCCATCAGAAGGCTGTCCATATCGGAAACTTGGTAACTCTACATGAGGAACTTTTACTACAACAAAGTCCTTTCCTCTTCTGGAAATTCTTTGTCCACTCTTAATGTGCTTTTTAAGTTTATCGTCAACATTTCCTTTAACGATATCCCTATATTCACCGTGGTCTTCTCTGATTCTACGAGATGGCATAATGATGTATCCCTTGACTATTAATCTTCGTCTTCGTCCGCATCACCTCTTGCAAAAATACTTCCAACATATGTAAGAACATCAGACGCACTATCTTCATCATATCCAAATGAAACAATAAGTCGTTGCTTCAATGCATCAATTTTTTCAAGAAGTTCTTTGTCAACAACTGTTGCAGTATCTTGTGCAAGAGCAGACAACTTGATGCTATCTTTGGTATCTTCAAACAACTTTTTTTCAAGTGCTTTGTAAAGTTGCTCGTTTGAGTCATACTTAAACTCTTTACCTTTAGCGGCAAGTCCACCCATATAGTTCATAATTTCTCTACGAAAATCGTCTTTCATTCCAGCAGAAATGCCTATTTTTTCTTCAATACTTCGCATTAAAGTTTCATTTGCTACTTCTTCTTTTCCAGTTACAGGATTTGTAACTTTTTCATCTTGAATGTAAGCAACAATATTATCAATGTAGTTTGTACAAAGTGCTTTTATTGCTTCTTCACTACTACTAAGTGCCTGTTGAACTTCACGTTTTACGATTCTATCATATTCTTTTTCAACTGATTCGAGTCTTTCGAGCATTGTCTTTTTATTGTCTTCGGACTGAAATCCATTATAACTTTTAAGTCCTTCACGGATTTGTGCAAACAACATAAATGGATTTAAACTTTTAGCACCCATCCTTGGATTAACGATTGCATTGGAAAACTGATTTTGAATAAACCGTGCAGAAACACCACCATACAATCCTTCTTTTGGTGACTCTTCTTGCATTTCTTTTACGTGTTCATCTGTGAATCCGTGTACACTTTGACCATTATATAATTTTGCTTTTTGAATAATGCTCATATCTTGCTTTGTACTTTCTTCCAAACGACTAACAACCGCAAAAAGGGCAGCCAAATAAGTTGTATGAGGAGCAATGTGCTTATTTACGGTACTTGTATTATAAAAGTGATCATAAATCTTCCTTTCTTCATCAATTTTCAAAAGATACGGAATATCAATTTTAATTGTTCTATCACGGAGTGCTTCCATAAATTTATTGTTAGTTAACTTTTCAAACTCAGCATTATTGGTATGCCCAAGAATAACTTCATCAATTGGTACCTGATTAAAACGACGTGGTTTGACACGATGCTCTTGGGTTGCACCAAGTAAATCGTACAAAAATTCAGTTTGTAACTTAAGAATCTCTTGAAATTCAATCAAACCACGATTAGATACTAGGAATTCTCCGTCAAAATCAAATGCACGGGGGTCACTTTCACTACCATATTCTGCTAACTTACGATAATTAATATCACCAGTAAGTTCGGTTGCATCTTGTGATTTCTCATCCTTTGGTTGGAATGTTCCGATACCTACACGATTCTTTTCCGACAAAACAACTCTTCTAACAACAATGTGATCAAGAACCTTGCGGTAATCCCCCCCATGCATTTCCATTAATTGGTTGTAATAAAATTCATTAACAGGATTTAATGCTCCATCTAATTTTAATTTATATGCATCCTCAGATAAATTTTTATTCAAATTAGATATAATTTTATTACGAACTTTTCTTGGTAAAAGTTTTAATGGCTCTTCATTCATCGGACAATTGACAAGAACATCGTTACCATCTTTATCAGAAACCCTCCAACTAAAGGAATATAAAGCACCTTCATCGGTTTTTGTATATTCTTCTAATCCTTTTTTCAATGCTGTAACGATTGTAGACTTGCTACTACCAACGGGTCCGTGAAGAAGAATAACACGTCTTTCTGGACCATAGTGACGACTTGCACTTTTAAGAATATCCATGAACTCCATTAAACTCTCTTCTAAACCATAAATTGAAATATCTCCAAGGCCTTCAAAAAATTTATATTTTACATACTTTCTCTTGCAATATGTGAACTCGTCAGTTCCATGAGAAATTACCATATCATATAATCGTTGATATGAATTTCGTGCAATTGTGGGACTCTCTTCCACCAATTTAATATAATCCCAAAAGGTTCCTGTCCAATTTAAAGATTTGTATGTTTCAATTGCATCATCATTGTCACATCTTATCAATGATTCAAGTGCAGAATTTTCCGTGTTAGTTTCTTTTTGTCGTTTTTTATTTTCCATAACCATTACCTTATATTTTTTTTGTTAGTGAGTCAAATATTAAATCAAATTTTAACAATTTTAAAAAGTTTTGTATAAACAAACTTACATGATTCGTCTGAGTTTGTCAATAAAATGCAATTCTTATAATCACTCCAATTTACTTTATAGAATGGATTATCTATTCCATTATTTAAAGTTCTAATTAATGAATTTAATGAATTTATAGTATACAATGTATTACTGTCTTTTTTTCTGTGAACGCTAATTGTATCCATATAAAAATTATTTATATTTATATTACTTTTATTTACATTGTATGTCAACATCAATGAATCTAGATTATCCATGTCGTGTAATACATATACTTTTCCAAACACTACTTCATAATGTGTCTGAATATTCTTGATATCAAGATCATACCTTTTAATATTTGAAAAGGTGCATAATAATTGAGCATTAATTTTTGTAACCATTTATATTACAGATAAATATGCAAAAAAAAACTCAAACATTAAATTCTACCATGTCACCATAATTTGCTCCTACATAAGTTTTTACTGGAAACTTATCATCAGGATTCATAATTTTAACTAAATCTTTTAGTAAAAGAAACTCTTCTTTAGGTAAATCAAATAAAAAAGCATCGTAAGTATATAATATACATTTTGTTTTTTTATTATCTAAGAAATTATTAAGACTCATTAAAATTTTACAATTTCGTTCTGTCTCAGCAGCCTGTAATAGATAATTAAATACCACATATGGTTTTTCTTTTTCACGAAATAAGCATGAGTTAAGTCTTCGTTTATAGTACCAAGTCTCGACATATTTATTTTTATTATATTTAGACCATGTAGTTTCCACAAAATCCGATACTTCCTTCATAAAAGGAACATTATTTTTTATGTCATCATCAATTCCACCGTATATTAAATTGAATGTAATTTTTTTTGATAGTGAGTATTCTTCTTCAGAAAGATTTGATTTTCCGTAGTATAACTGACCAAGATACTCATGCACAGATGTATCTGGTAGTTTAAAATTTATATAATTTCCAAATAATCTAAGATGATAACTTTCGTAATCCATCATAATAATTGCTCCATCAGAATAACGACTTGTAAAGCAATCTCTCTGACCTTCAGATTTATTTAAGGCTGCGTAATTGACATTCCCAAATCTATTGCTAGGTCTAGATGTAGGTGTGAACATATTGTATTGCGAATGAACTAAATTATCTGCGTTGACCAATGATAAATCACCCAAATTAAATTCGTGTGTGTATAATCCATTTTTTTCAATTTCAAACAAAGCATCGGTAAAATCTTTTTCAAAATGAAATGTGGAATCTTCAATTTGAGTGGTTGTAATTTGGTATAAAATATTTTTCAAGGTATCGTTGAACTTTTTTAAAATCATCATAATCGGAACTGATCTTATGTCACGACTTTTAAACTTATTATATGAAATTGTTGTAAGTGTATTTGAGTAAATGCACCAACCAATGTCTTTACAATTTTTAAAATTGACATGGTACAAACTACTTTTTCTATCAATTATGTATTTAATTGAATTTGTATCTTGAATCAATTTAAGTATCGAACAATCAATATTTACACAATCAGGATGATTAAATGAAATTACAAATGTTTGTTTTGTTTCAATGTGATGTATGATAAGTACAACGGGTGAATCATTGGCTGAGTGTATTGTATCGTTATCAATAAATTGTATAAAGCAACTACCTGCTTGAAGTGTATTTATTGCATATTTGACGGAATCGGTTGACTCTAGGAAGATCATATCACCGATTTTAGAATATAACACTTAGCACGTCAATCTTTTTTATAAAATTCCATTGGGTTTTTTATCCCAATTCTAAGATTTTTTTGTTCTTTTGCTAGTTCTAATTGCCTTTCATTGAATGGAATCACACCTTGGTATTGTAATATCCCCTCGTCATATTGGTCGTATAGGGAACCGGTAATTTTCCAAGCAATATATGTGCAAGTGTAAAATGGTGACACATTAGCATTCTCAAAATACTCTTCTTTTGAAATTTCAATTGGTGTGGCATTTATATTATTAGACTTTCTTGTAAAATATCTAAAAAACATTCCTTTATTGTAATCATCTTCAATTAGATTTGGATAATATGCAGATGGAATATACTGGTAAATACTCTTAGAAAAATTTGCTTTAGAACCTGCCAGTAACTTATATGTTTGTTCTGTAACATACTTTTCTAATTTTCTATCAACCGAATCTTCCATCATTCATTCTCACGTGAATTAGTATCAACTGCATTTGGACAAAATTGTGCTGTCAAACTTGTAGACCAATCATTATTAGATAAACTGTGTTTTATATTTGTAACTCTCCACAATCCATTCATATAATACTTAGTTGGTACACCTGTACAATTAAACATATCCCACAACCGTATTCCCTCAATTCCATCCAGTTCAAGTGATAATTCAATTGTATCAAGTGGCATATTGTATTTGATGCAATTTTTTGGATTTTTATCTTTAGTAGTTCTACGTTGTGCTCTACCCTGATTTGGTTCTACAAATTCTACGTCAACAACATATGTATCTGAAAATGTGTTTCTGTTATCGTCAAAAACCGAAGCATTAAATTGATTCTCATCGTTAATTGAAACACCTTCCAAAGTTTTAACATTTTCATCGATGTCTACTTCAATCCCCACGATAAATTTTGAAGCATCTGCAATTTCGGTTTCTTTTTTTTCTTTATCAGCTGATAAGGTACCTGCGTCTTTACTTGATATTCTCGCTCGTTTTAAAATTCTGTCACTTTGACCACGTGCATAAAACGCAGAGTCAGGATCCGTGGGGTTACTGAATAATACTTGACCTGCAATGTCTCCAGTTATACTTACATCTGTGTTCATACTTCTTACGATACTATTTTTTTTATGAGCATGAAATATAAATGCCTTTTTTTTCTTTTGAATGTCATATATGTTGTTTGAAGTGAATTTTCTGTCTATTATTTTTGTGACACAATTTGATGAGTCGTTTGGGTCGTCACCCACTAAGTCAAAATCCCAAATTCCACCAGATGCGTTACTCATTTTTTGTAATATTGTTTTTAACATTGCGTGAGCTGTGAAATCTGATTTTACTGCATCTTTAATCACTTCATAGTTAACATATACATCTTGTATTATTCCAGAGTATCCTTCACTGCTTATTCCATTATCCTCGTCTAAATCTTCATAATCTGGAAAAGGTCTTATTGGAAAATCTCGTTCATGTGACCAGTGACGGTGTAAGGTCATCAATCTATGTAGATCATCACGTGGAGACTTTTCAAGTGCTTCTTCTAGTGTTCTTATATTAGCAATGCCACTTTCTGATTTGACTGCTCCAATGAATGCATTTCTTGCCTGCGAATATTTTTTTTCTTTATCAGAGTCCGTAAACTTGTTATATATCACAGATTTATTTAATGGTTGACTTGAATCATCAAATCCGGCAATTCCAATAGTAGAATTTTTAAAGTTTTTAGTATTTGTTCTAGGTGACATTGCATTTGGTATAAGTAAAACGTTTCCATCTAATGATTTTATATTTGGATGAGCAACGCATCGTGAATTTGTTACATCAAATTTAAAAACCGTTGCATTTGTGTCCTCAGACTCACGTGCAAAATAAGCATTAAAAATATCTATTAACCACCCAAATGTTATATATTTACCATCATCGGTTGAATTTGCCATATATTGTTTATTATCATCTACATTGATATCCCACTTACCTGAATATCCAAAACTAAAATATCTACCGTTTCCTTTAAGTAAGCCAAACATATTATTTGTATATGTGTTATATGAACTTGTAAAATCCGCAAGTGGATTTCCGATTCCAAGAAAATGATCATCTGGATTCTCATCTTGTTCTTCGATAGTTTCAAGTAAATAGGTATCTACATACTTAAATAAGTCTATTATATTTTTATCATCGCTTACAACTTCACCCTCTGTCTCTTCATCGGTACCTGCGGACGATGATGCGGAGTTTTCTAACTGACTCATTAGATAAGATACACTTGTAATTTCAACACTACAATCATATCCACCGTCGTCTCTTAAAGAATAATTAAAATTTGAAATCATCCCTAATACAAATGAATAATTACCACGACCTTTTTTAAGTTGTCGTTTTACAGCAAGTGAGTTATTCCATAAGTTTACAAGACCACTGCCCTCTTCGTACATATATTCTTGTTCATCATTAAAATTAGATATATTAGGCATAATATAATCAGGATCGGATTGTCTTATAGAATTTACTTTATTTTTTTCATCAGATGATAAATCCTTTCCTTTTTTAAATCTTGGAGGTCTTCCAACTTCATCTTGTGCCAATAATACATCTTTCGGAAAAAAATTCCAACCCCATTCTACACAAATTGTATTACCTGGTTGAAAAAAATATGGATCGAGATAATCAACCTGACTTCTGCTCCAGGCAACAAACTTGATTGTAGTTTTTTTATGATTAGTTGCGACTCCCATGTCTTCGGATTCAATATCAGTAATACCCGGTGCAGGACGATGTTTGAAATCTGGTTCAATTAAATAATGTTGTTCTCCAAGTACGTCATAACCAAGAATATTTGGAGGAGTTGAGTGATTACCGGCACTTCCAAAACCATAATTTTCATTAAAATTATCAACACCATGCAATATGAAACCCTCTCTTTTTTTTCCATCTTGATTCAATGCAATACCGTTTGATGTAACACGACACCAGGATGATTTTGGACCACGATATGACTCACGAATTGTTTGTTCTTGACGAAAGAATTTTTCTATATGAAGTCCAGTTTCTTTTTGACCATTTTTCAAAACATAACTATTTAAAATATTTTGTGATGCTTCCTCACCAAAACTATCATTTGTATAATTTAATCCAACATTTCCTTCTCTTCTTATCAATTCGGCACGTACCCAATTTCTAATATGTGTCATTGTTGGATATGCATTATGAGTTCTTTCATCGTATCCAATAGACTCAGGTTCGTCATCTACCAAAGGAGTTGGATTTATTGACATTAGCTCTGTATTTGCTTCTTCTTTTGTTGCAAATAGTGGTTTGGCAACATTTTGAACCGCATCTACTGCATCACCCAGAAAATCTCCAACAGAAGACCCTATCTTATCAAATAAACCACCTTTTGCTGTATCAAACGCATTCTCAATATTCCCACTGTTCTTGAATGAATTTATTGCTGAATCTAAAAAACCCATATTAAGTCCTTGAATTTATTTTATTATGGTCGATTAATATTTCACCATAATCTCTTGGTATTCTGATTTGTGTGCCTGGTTCTATATACATAGTACCCTTTACATTATTCGCAGCTGCGATTATCCACCAGTAAGTAGGATTTTCATAAAATTTATATGATAAATGATCAAGACGAGTTCTTTCTACTATAACCAAATATAAATCAGTTGATCTTTTTTTTATTCTTGGTAAAAGAGTCGTTTGGAGTGCTTTTTTACCTGAGTTTAAAGTATTAAGTTTTGTTGTTTTGTATCTCATTATAGTTGTGGTGCTTCTCCTTTTGAATAGTCATTTAAAGAATGATTGAAGTCACCTATATCCGACTCACCAAATGATTCAGGTAATAGAGAGTCAACTCCAAGTGGAATTTCATTTGGTGAATCACCAAAGTGACGATTGCTTGTTTGAGGTATTCTTTTTTCTAAAAATTTCATTGAAACACTTATTTCTGCCTGTGTTGGATATTGTGCAACTTTTAATTTCTCACCATTCGCATCATTGTATGTTCTTTCAATTGTACTATTTAAATACTTATACGATCCTTTATCTTTGCTGTATTTATTGTTGCTCAGTTCCCACTGACCCTCGGTGGGAATATTTACTTGCACATCGGTTATTAGTACAGGTTGATTTTTATATAAATCACCTAGATTAAATTTTACCATAGATGGTATTATGAACGAATCACTTGAATTCTGACCAAGTTTTGTGTAACCTGCTGGTTTTGTCAGTCCGATCATATAATTTATTCGTTGCCACATAGGATGAAGTTCCTCCACACTTAGTGCATATACCATGAATTCAACCGATCCTGTTCTTGTAAATCCTGCATAAGTTGAAACTTCATCGGCACGACCTAAATATCTTAGACTATTCCACTCAGCAGATGCTTGATCGGATAATCCTGACAGATACGCACGAAACGGAATGTATTTTTTATTTACCAAATCTTCAAAATACAATGGAATGAAATCTCCCTTTTCTATTGTTTTTTTATTATCTTCGTTTACATTCAAAACCTTTAGTGCGTTAAATTTATCGATTCTATCACTAGCAGATTCTCCATAATTCCATCTGCCTATACCCCGTTCGGTATTTCCATACTTAGGCATTTTTTTTAATGTACTCGAATGATTTATAGAATCCTTATTTTTTTCATACTTTTTTTCGTATTGTCTATCTTTTAAAAATTGGGAAGTGTTATTTTCGGAATTAAGGTCAGATGTCTGTTGTACTATTTTATCTATTTCTTCTTTTTGTTTTATATCCTGATATACACCAGGTATATGCGTATTTGTAATTTGAGTCATTACATTATTATATTTTTCGTTAAATTGTCTTAATTGCTCCTGAGCCTTACCTCTTTCTTTTAAATTGTGTCTAGGTGATGCTGAATTATTTGAAGTTTCATAACCAATATAATCTGCTTGGTGACCCATGCTACTTTCTTTTGGGTATTCACCCCAGGTTGATCCGTTATGCTCAACCTCTCTAAATATATTTTTTGAGTAAGCATTATTTCCTCGTCTTTCTTCCAAGTTTTTAAAATTAGATGTTGCTTCTACCCGTGCATTAATACTTGGATTTCTTGTAGTTGGTGGTGGATCATTTGGGGTTGGAATTGGTTCGTAAACATTATTTAATTTTTGACGAAGTTCTTCATCACTATTTACTTCCATAGAATTGCCTCCCGTACTTAAATCAAGTCGGTCACGCATTTCTCGTATATCACCTCTAAACGCAGAATCAAATTCTCGAACTCCAGTATATTTATTATATATCGTACCGTTTCCTTTTATATAAAAATTTCCATCGTCTGGATTATATTTTTCTGAATCAAAACCGGCATTTGGAGGTACAGGAACTCCGTTTCTCCCCCCCTTTCCAATTGTATTTAATGAATAAACATTCTCAAGATATGATTTATTAGTATTAATGCGAAATGAAGGAACTATTCTTCCATTTGAAAATATATTAGGTCTATCCCCATAATCCTGAATTCTTACATTTTCTTGCAAAGATTTTCTATCTATGGGTTGGAGTCCAGCACTTTGATTACTCGATCCAAGCAAGTTTTTTGCTAATCTTGCTAATTGTTTTTGCAGTGTGTCTTCGATCCAGCTCATATATTTGTAAATATGAAAGTATATATTTTTTCCTTACGAATTTGCTATTGATGCAAGTGTTTTACTCACCTTTTTACCATCAAGATGAACGGCAATTCCACCACTTTTCATCAATTGAATTAGTTCAATTAATCTAGTTTCAGTGCCGGATGTGTCTACGGTCGTTGAATTATCTGTCTGATTATTGTTTGTAACCGAACTTATAGTTTCCACCACACTTGCGTTTGTGCCCGTTCCGATTGATCCCATTTCCTGTGTGGTAATTGGTGAAGCATTTGATTGTCTAAGTTGATTTTCAATTTCTCTCTCTTGAATCAATTCTAAATCAATCATTGATCTATTTAGTTTTGGATTAAATTGGTGATAATCAGAAGGTCTGGCAGAGCTCCCCAACCCTTTCATTCTATTTGCGAGCATTTCATGTCGCAATTCAGAGGTTGCATTTGATGTGCTAATCATTGTGGATTTAAGTTTTTCAAATTTATCATTAAGTTCGGAAGAAGAAAATTCTTTCACAAAATCAATACCAAACTCATCCTGATCCATTATTGCGTTTGCTTTGTTTTTATCAATAAAATTATTATAGTTTTCGTGTGCTATATCCTTATTATCCTGTAAAGTTTGTAATTCTTTTAATTTATCCTCACCTCCAATTTTGCCAACAAAGCTTGAAAATGTATATCCCTTTTGTGCTGAGTCAGTTACATTCATTTTCTGCGATTGTTCTTTTTCAATTGATTGTTGAACAATTGTTTTATTAACAGTATTGTTATCAGTAGATTTCTTTACAAGTTCGTCAGAAACACTTTCCGTTTTTCCTTTGAAAGCAAACACCATCTTTCCTAAAAACCCTAAATCACTCCATACTTTCCCAAAACGTATTACAGCCTCGGTAAGTGAGTCAAATCCTGATATTGCAGTTTCATACACCTCTGGATTTGAAATACACTCGATGAATGATTTTACAGGACTTGTTCCTATTTGGTTCATCACTAGTAGATTTTGTGAAATAGACATTATCGCAGATGATAAATTTTTAAGGTTATCTACACTTTCGGATTTAATCAACGATAGAGGTTCTAGTAGATTTTTTATTTTTACAGATATACCATCCACTTCACCTACCCCAAGACCACTTGCAAATTCTTTAATAGAATTTAATGCGTCAGGTATTGATCTAAGATTTTCACCTATATTTCCTATATTTTGTAAAGATGATGTAAATTTTATAATTTCTTGCAATGGGTTTAAATTTGATTGATCTATTTTATTTGTACCAAATGCAAAATCTGAAATTGCATTTATACCCGATGTACCAAACCCCACAACTGAATCTATGAATCCACCTCCACCTCCAGCTGCAATAGATAATTCATTAAACGCACCTCCCATGTCACGAATTGCACTTGAAGCATCTCGTATGGCATCACTTTGCTTAGAAATTTTTAGCATATTTGTGATTACTGCTTCAAGACCTGTTCCAAGATTTTTTAATGGTTCTCCTGCATCTTTCGCCGCATCCCCAAGTTTTCCAATTGAATATGCCATAATCCCAACGGAAATTACACCTGCCGTTACGAGAGGTAAAGCAACACCAAGACCTGCCATTGCCACTCCAAGAAGACCTATCTTTCCGATATCCGAGAATGTAAGTTTTTGAAGTGATTCAACCACTCCTGTGAAAACTTTAGACAACTCAGAGATTGCAGGAAGTATAGAACTTAAACCCATTCCAAATAATTGCAATGCAAGTCCTAATGCCCCAATTGCAATTGAACC